TTGGTTCGCAGCAAGATGCTGTTCTCGTTCACCTTCGATGACGATACCAGCAAGTCTACCGGCCAGGCTCTCTTCGGTGCTCAATTCCAATCGTCGGAAGGCATCCCTTACGGCTTGCAGCAATCGTTGTCGGGTGCGGGTGCGGTAAACGTTACCAGTTACTTCACGGCCTGGACTACTACTGCGGCTCAAGCCGGTACGCTTGCCAATGGTACGTTTGTCGGTCAGAAGAAACTTATTCAACTAGCCGTTGATGGTGGCGATGGCACTTTGACCCCTGCCAATCTTGCTGACGGTACGACTATCGTTTTTAGCAATGTTGGCGATCAAGTATTGCTCCTTTGGGACGGTACGGAATGGAACGTTGTTGAACGTCGTAACGTTGCAACCGGAGCAATCACTACTCCCGTTCTCGCATAACTGACGGTGTAACATGCACGTTCGAATAAATACAAATTGGATTATTCCCCAACGAGCTTCGAACGTGCGTGTTGCCGTTTATGGTGCAAAAGATACAGTCCGCATTTTCCTCCCAGAACAGCGTAATGGTAAAATTTTAATCATTTCGCAATGTTCTACCGAAGACATCATCATTGATTGTAATTCCCATATACCCTTTAACGACTTTGGCAAAGATTATTCTCGATTAGTCTTTACCGGAGCTAAAAGTAATATGGGCAAGTCAATTCAAATAATTGGCAAATACAATAAATGGAATGTCGATACTCGAAACATCAACTCCTACTTTGAAGGTTTACAATGCCAGGTTATTCCCTCGAACAGCTAACTCGCGTTCCCCACGTTATGGGCGTGATTAGCGAATACAATGGAGTCGGCTCGACGATTTCCAAGTTTTATGGTTTGTCTCTCGGTAGTCGTGCCGGGCAAACTCTTCCAAGTCGTACCGGCGTGTATGACATTTTCAATCCGACTCGCTCGATGCCCGTTGCCCGGCAACCGATGACCGGACCTAGCCGAATTGGCCGCAAGCCTGTCGGGCAAAAGCTGATTACGGTTCCCCGGTTCTATCAGGCTCTCGAAATCGAATATGAACGGGTTTACCAAAATCGTCCGATTGGTGGGGCGTATGGTACGATTGATGCGATGGGGCAGAGTTATATCGCCCGTCAACTCAAGTTCATGTCGGATCAGTTTATGAATCTCCATGAATTCATGGCGGTTCAAATGTTCCGAGGCGGTTGGTCGCTGTTGCCGATTGGCGAAGATTTGTATCCCGTTCCGATGGGTACGGTTGGTGCAACGATTGATGTCGAATCACTTGTTCCCGCCGCGCATCAAGCACAGATTCCGTTGGGCGATGCTGGGGCCGACGTTATCGGTGTTTCGTGGGATGACCCCGCGTGCCCGATCATCGATCAGTT